CTACAAGTGTGTATGTATGTCCTTCTTTTGGATTTTCATACACATCCAACCCAGCATTAGACTTGATTGGGTTGTGGAAGGCCATAGACTTAATCTTTGCAGGCGCAATCAATGTATTAGAAGAACCTAAGAACTCACACTCAAACTCTCTTCTGAACTGTTCTTCAGAAGTGTTTGCAATAGTTTCTGTTCTCCACTTCTCATCACGCCCTGGCACTTGACTCCAATGAACGTCTATGATATTATATGAGTTACGTTTGTTCTCTGCATCCACCCATAACTTATAGAACAAGTTCATACCATTAGGTGTAGATACAATGATAACCTTTGTAGATTTACCAGATGAGATTGTGGGGTAAACAGAACTGAAGAAATCCTCAGCAACATTGGTAGGAACGAATGCAAATTCGTCCAAGAAAATCATGTTATAAGAACCACCACGAACAGCAGATGAAGATGTTGACGAAGCAACCACTCTACTGCCATTCTCTAAGTCTACAGAACCTTTGTTCCAAGACACCACCCCCTGTTGCAACCATTTGGGAAGGTTTTCGTATGCAAGTTGGAGTCGTCCAAGAATATCTCGTGCAGTCGAAGCTTTGTTAGCAAGGATTGCAACATTCATATTGTTATTGAAAAGGATGTAGTGTAGGATGTAAGATACCATAGTCGTAGACTTACCAGACTGTCGTGGCATCTTACAGATTGTGAAACGATTGTCGTGAATTGTATCTATGATATCTTCTTGGAAATCATACATTTCAAAAGGCACAAGGCCTTCATCAAGAGATACAATCTTGATGTAGTTCTTAATAAAGTATATGGGATCTTCCATACACTTCTGATATTCAATGATTTGTTCCTTAGTCCACTCTACAGGAACATTGGATTTTTTTAGTAGTGGATTTCCAAGATAGTGTTCATAATTTGACATAACATGGTTTTTATTCAGCGTCAGCGATAGTTAGAGTGCCTGCTTCAACTTGGCGCATGATTTCATCGTAATGGCGGTTGCCTTCTGCAATTGGAACATTGGTGGTAATACCATCAATGACTGCAATAATGCTTGATTGGTTGCCTTGTAAGTCTACAAAGTAAACTGCTGATTCGATATTCATTTTTTATAACTCCGCATCTGCTGTCCAATGAGCATACACTTCTGCCCCAGAAGTTGTTGTTCCGGCAGCATACCACTTAAAACTTGAAGAAGATACACCAAAACTACCGCCATTAATATCTCCATCAATATTAGAATAAACTTTCCCACTAGTTCCAGTGTTTCCAGAATAAAATGTAAGGGAAGGTGTTGTTCTCATCTTATTATAGAATCTTTCAGTCCAAACTGGACGATTTGTGCCACCTTGTGATATTGCATCTGTTGTTCCGTTAAGAGTAGATGTGCCAAGAGCAGTTCCATATTCATATGTAGTGTAAAAATATCTCTGACAGAGCGAAATCTCTTCACCAAATGAACGGTGATCAAACTCTGTGGCCAAACTGCCAACCTCTAATTTTACGCCTGTAATTTGTAGATAGTTAGATGTGCTAGTGGAGCCGTTTATGGTCTGTCCATTAACAGAATACCAACGAGTAGCAGCACTTCCTGTAGTTTCATCCCAAGAATTATTAGTAAGTGTTCCTGCGCTATCTCTATAAGTAAAATGCCATATTAGTTCTAAACCTTGTGCAGTATCATTGTTAATTGCAGTAGTTGCTGCCAGAGCAGGGGCAGGGATTGTTATAGTTTTATATTCCCATGTATTTGAACTGTTTATTGTATATAGTGAGCCGTAGATTGACTGATTTAGATTTGCCACGTTTAATAAAAAACTATATGTACCTGTTTGATAAGACTTAACCCAAAAGCTTAAAGTCACAGATTCTGCTGATGCAGTTCCATATTTAAGAGACTGACAGTCCAGACCCTCTAGTCTAGTTGATATGGAAGCTATAGAACTCGTATCAGTTTCTGCTGTTGTTGTGGCAAGTTTAATTGATTTAGCAAAACCAGCAGGGCCATCTGATTCTTGAGTCATAGCAAACCGTCCAGTTGACCAAGCATTAATTCGTCTAAACTCAAACCTGTCAACAGTGTACTCAGGGCTGTTTGCTAGTCCAGTAAAACTCGTGCCTCTCTGAGCCACTTGCATAGCACCGTTGATGATAATATTGCGTCCTCTTACTGAATCAGTATTAGGAGTAACACCGTTAATGGTTGTCGTATTGCCACCAGAGGCATCTAGAATTGCATTTGCTTGAATTGTACTCATTCTGGTTTCTCCGGCCATACCACATCATCCAATGATGTATATGTGTCTGTAATATCTCTCAATGCTTGTCTGTATGTTTTCCATGCGGCAGGAATGTTTGTACCAAGTTCCTTGTGCATTGTGATAAGCCAATCTGTTTCGCTGAGTTTTGCATTGCGAACTTCTCTTAGAAACTTTGTTGGTTCTGCTGCAATAAGCTCATCATACTTTGTTTGGACTTCTGATTCAGTTGGAACATCTCTTTCATCTAACCATTCTAGTCCAGCAAAGTTTTCTCTAATAATATACTTTGCATCTGGAACTAAAGCGTTAATTGCATCCATTACGATATCTAATCTATCCATCAAAAATTCCTCGCTGTAATTACTGTTCCACTAGTAGTGGTTTCTGCAATTTTTATTGCTTGTGCGCCAGGCTGTCCGTTTGAATCATTATTGTTTAGTGCAGATGCATCTGCACCACTTGGTTGTATGATAAAGTAAATTATATCTCCACTAGTCAATCCAGTAGGAACGTCAATGATCCATGAGGGCGTAATCAAAAGATTACCAAAAGAATTGACATTTATTCTTTCATATAACATTCTTACAGCAGTATTTGAACCAGCGCCAGCTCTATAAATCTCACCAGAAAGAGAGTTTGTTGTGGTAGAAAGAAACATCTTTGCAAAATAAGCGTTTGAACCCCAACGAATTCTCAGTTGTGCCTCAACTCTCCAAATGCCAGGGCCAGGAATATTCAATTCTCCCAAAGTTACATTTGTACTTGAACTAGTAAACCCAACTGCCCCAAAAGCATTAGTAACAATATGACTTGAAAGAGTTTGGTGTCCAGTTGCAACTTTGCCAGTTAAATCTAAACCAGTTCCGAGCATTGTTGTTGAGATAGTTCCAGTATCACCAGTTGTAACAATATCGCCTGCAACATCTGGAATGTTCAGAGTTCTATCTGTATTCGTATTAGGAGTCGCAATGGTAATGTTACCAGTTCCACTCGCATTTGGTTGTAGGACAATGTTACTCATTTATTAACTTCCTATTTTTCTTTTATTTATTCTGCATCTGGTACTGGGTCTGCAGCTGCAATGGTTAATTCGCCCGCTTCAACTAGACTAATGATTTCTTCATAATATCTGTTTCCAGATAAAATTGGAACAGTAGTTGTTAAACCATCAATGTCTGCTATAATATGATTGTGAATACCAGTTCCATCAGGGTCTACATATTTTGCATTTGAAATGTTAAAATCATTCATATTTAATACTCCGCATCTACATTTATTTGAAGGCCTTCACCTTGAGCATAAGCTACAACATTGTTAGTGTGTGTTGAACCTTGAAATCTCATACCAGCAGTATCTACACCAATATACTGAAATGTTGGTGTAACACCACTCTGTGTTGATGCATCTGTCATAATTTGCACTGTGCCATTTCTAATAGAAAGTACTGGAACTGTTCTTTTTGGTGCATAACAAATTTGTCCAAAATAATCTCTGGTTGTCCATCGGCTTCCTATTGTTCCCACTCCAATGCTACCATTTTGTGCTCTTTCACCACGGCCAATAACTTCATAATAGCGATGACAAGAGTGAAGCTCGTCTTGATATGATCTAAACTCAAAAGGAGAAGCTGTTGAGCCACGCTCCAATTGAACCTGTGCAATCTGTACTCCTTTACCAGCATCATCATCCATCATGGCACAAATCCACAATCGTAGATGATCATTATAATTTGTTCCTATCGTTTTTCCAGATACACTTGGTAAAGTAACAGTGTATGTATATTTTGTCCAAGTGGTATTCAGTGTAATACTGGTTGCAAAATCAGTCTCAACAGCAGAAGATGGGCTTCCACCAGTTCCGAAATATTGCATAATTGCTACTGGGCCTGCCGTAATACCATCTGCATCTAATGTGAAACTAGAACCAGTATTTGACCTTGCCCAAAAAGTTAATGTAACTTGTTCTCCTGCAGCAGTTGTTACATCTTCAATTCTTTGTTCTAATCTCACATAGTCTGTACCACTACCAGCACTATTCAAAGTAAATTCGTGATAAGCTTTTGCGCCTGGAATATCAGTTTGTCCAAGAGAAAAACTATTATAGGAACTATCATAATTTACCACATCATTCTTAGCAAAAATCCATCTGTCGCCAGCATAAGTAAATTGAGTTCTTGCTGTGTTTGAAGAAAACGATCTTTGATTCACTTCCATATTGCCATTCATTATAAGATTTCTGCGCCCAAGTGGTATACCTATCTTACCAGCGGTTACTGCATCATCAGCAATCTTTGCAGTTGATACTGTTCCATCTTGAATGGTATCAATACCAGTATTTCCGTCTATTACTACAGCCATTATACCACCACCCATCTACTTCCAGAAGGCACTGTAACCGTCACACCACCGTTTACTGTGATTGTACCAGCACTTACTGCGTTCTTATTTGTTGTAATTGTGTAATCTGTGGTGACTGTTTGGTCGTTCTCAATGAATACTTCATCTGCACCACCACCAGTTGCACCGCCGCCAACCAATGCCCAAGCAGAACCAGTGTATCCTTCAAATCTTGCATCTGAGGTGTTAAATCTCAGAGTACCAGTTTCGGGTGTAGATTCTCTTTGAGCGGTTGTACCAGCTGGAACATCGACACCCTCTAGTTTTACACCAACTAATTTTGCTCTTGTTAATGGCATCTTATTCTTTTCCTTTTAACATCTTTTGCAGTTCAGCGGTTGAACCCACAAACAATGCATTTGTTACACTCTTAGGCCCAGTGTTAGGAACCTCTTTAAGTTTTTTCATTTTTTCTTGCAAGTCACCAAGTTTCTCTGTAACATCTGCAACCTGTTTAATCAAGTTCCCAGCAACCTCATAGGCTCTAGGATGTTCACCTTCTCTTGCAAGGTCTAGGATACCATCAATAGCATCCTGTCCTCTTTCAATTAAATTATAAAAGTTTTCTCGTTGATATTTATAATCGTTGTCAATGTCTGCCTCGTTATTCTCTGTTTTAGGAACAAGTACAGGTTTAGGTGGAGTAACATCCTTTGTTACCACATCCACAGGGTCATCTACGATACCCAAAACATTATCTAAAATATCAACTTGTTTCATTATTCTTCTGTGGAAACCACACCTTCAGCGATAACAATGTCGCCATCTGCTTCCATTTGCATTAAAGTGTCGTAATGAACATTTCCAGCACCAGCTTGGAAAGAAGTCATTTTTCCATCAATTTCACACATATAATGAACACTATTATCAAGTGGATCTACATATTTTGTTGCGCTTGTTATATTCATTTTCTTTTCCTACAGTTCGCATTCTACTGTTAGTTTTGCACTATAACCAGAGTCTACTGGCGATGCTGGATTTGAGGTATGTTGTGTTCTATAAACGCCGTGCCGATTTCCTGACGGCCCATATTGAATAGCAATAGAAGAACCTCCACCATCACTTATTCTGTAAATCTCTCCAGTTGTTGTTTCATCTGGACTATACCATGTTACAGATGGATTATCCACTCGCTTTTCTACAGTGTACTGAATCTGAAACCCCATAGAAAGCGCACGAGATCGATAAACACACATTTGATAATAACCATTTGTGTTTCCCCAATTTCCAATTTTTTCATAATATCTTTTGCAAAGTTGAAGCTCTTCTCCGTATGATCTGTGCTCAAATGGTGTGGCCGTATCGCCCACTTCCAGCTGGGCGCCTGTGATTGCCCAATAATTCGATGTGTTAGATGCAATATCTACAGTTTGTCCAACAGCACGATTTGCAGTGGTCAAACTTTCCCAAGAAGTTGCAAGAGTCCCACTTGTATAATTAGAACCTGCGCTAAGATACCAATGAACCACAAGACTAATATCACTGTCATTAGTAAATGCACCTGTTGTGTCACCAGCAAAGGTTACTGTTTTATATTCCCAAGTTGCTGACGAGTTTACAGTATATGTTGCGGCGATTAATCTGGAGTTGTCCGTATCTTGTAAATTAAGTATATAAGTTCCTGTCTGAAACGCTTTAACCCAAAATGATAAAGTAACACTTTTTGCGTTAGATGTTCCTTTAGCAAGTTGTTGCACATCTTGGCCTTCAAATCGTTGTTCAAAACGAATTTGACAATTAGCATCTAAAGTTGCATCTGCGGTGGTTGTCTCCGTTTTAAAAGAATTTGCAAACCCCTGACCAGAAGGAACGTCAGTGCTTTGGCTTAAAGTGTAGACAGATGAAGTTGTGTCCATTGTCCACTTAAAACGATCTACAGTTTTATACCCTTCCGTTGAAACAGACGTTGCACTCGTGCCTCTCTGGGCTACTTGCATAGCACCGTTGATGATAATATTTCTGCGTCCAAGGTTTACTGAACTCGCAACCTTTGGAGTAGTGACGGCATCATCAGCAAGTTTTGCCGTAGAGATTGACCCATCTGCAATATCTGCCGTTGCAATTGCATCGTCAACAAGTGATCTAGAATTAATTTTTCTAATTGCCATTTGCGTTTATCCTAAATTCTTTTTTACTATTTATTCATCTTGACCAGTTGCAGGATTATATTCTTTTGCATCTTCAAAGAAACTTGTCGTTTCATTAAATCCAAAGTTATCATCATCTGGATCAAAGTCTGAGGCAGCAACATTAGATGGTGTTGGTGAAACTGTATATCTCTGTTCTCTCTTAGGTGCATTAACTGGCATGTCTGCATACTGGTCAACTTGCACAGTACGAATAACATTTGTTGCAGTGATTGGGCCGTACAAGTAATATTTCGCAGTAAACGAAAGAGTATAGATAATACTTCTTCTACTTGTAAAGTCACCTTCATAGTCATCTTCATAAGAGATGCTGTTCAATACAATCGGTACATCACGAATGATATCTAATTCTGGTACTTCCCTCAAAGTCACTGTGTACTCTGGTTGGAAGTATGGAAGAATCTGTTCAACAATCTGTAGTGCATCATCAGAATTCTTTGCCATAATAAACAGTTCAAAGTTAAGGTTATAGGGAACAGGCATAAAACCAGACTTCAGTTGTTCATTATCAACACCGTCTGTTACCTTCTTCACCTTCATAACCTTGTTAAGTTTTCTGGTTGCATCATAAGAAATACCAGAAATCTCAAAACCAATACGAGGTAATGTCACTGCAACCTTTTTGTTAAGGTTGGGGTCTTCTGTAAGTCTTGACAACCATTTCTGTTTAGGCCCATATGCAAGTGGGACTTTCATGGTTTGAATTACATTACCACTGTTATCTTTTTTGCTCAATTGAATCTGGTTAAAAAGAGTACCAAATGCAACTACCACATTTCTTGTGGATTGATTATAAAAATATTGTCCAATCATAGTTTATCTCATCCCAGCATCACCGAAAGGATTGCTTTCAGTGAAGTCTAATATATTATCATCTGCAAGTTCAAAGTCCTCATTCTGAGAATTCTCATCAATCGTTGCAATGTCATAAGTTTCCAGTACTATATAGGACGCTTCTGCACCCTCTACTGCATTCTCTACTGCAAGCGCACCATTGAGTTCTTCATTTTCACCAATAATGAATGGCCCTGCGTTATCGAATTTAAGTGAACCAGAATCAAAACTACCAGCGGCTGGTTGATCGTAACCAATAGAAGATTGATCAAATATCTTACCACCGCCTGGTTGTTCAAGTTCAATGCCCTGATTAAATACAGCAGTCTGTTCCAGTGTAATCTGATGCTGCATCTGGTCAAGAGAGTTGTTTGTTTCAATAGCATCAAGTTCTGCGATACCAGTATCAATAACCTCAGAAGCATATTCAAATGTTTTACACTTGAGTTTATAAGTTGGTAGATTGTGAACTTGATAGAAAGGATCATCGTGGTCTACAAACGTAATCTCAAACAGTTTATTTCCTTTTGGCCAGTAAACCAAATCACCCTCATTGGGCCTTGACGATTCGATTATATTGTTGTCAATTGCGGCAAACTGTTCCCATCTGCGTCTTGCAACTGTAAAGGTTGCATCGTCTTGGATATCCAATCCAAACTTGGACATGAGTTCTTTCTCACCCTCATATCCATCTACATTGTCTACATACATTTCGATAAGGTACGCATCTTCAAAGGAAGAACTGATATCTTCTCCGAAAATGTCATCAGTACCAGCCATCTTACGAGGAATATAGTATACATCCTGTCCGTAGATACGCAACTGCTCTATGATTAAATCTTCATAGAGACTTTGCTCTGGTCTTGTTCCTGTATCAAAATATACATTTGTAGGCATAAGTTATCCTATCATATGCATCGGCGGCAGTTCGTATGCAAGTTGAATTTGTTCTTCCAACTTGTTAATCTCTTCCTGAGCCTGTGTGTAAATTTGTTCACCGTTTAGTGCAACACCACCCAACATCTGAATGCCTTGGAACTTACTCAAGTTTGCACCCCATTGTTTCTTAATGAGTTGTGTCGCATACTTCTTCAAAAAGATATCATCCCACACATCTGTATAGGTTGCTGGATCAATCTTACGATAACATTCAATGATTAGATAATCATTCTCAACATAGTCTGTTTGGAAGTCTGCATCCAAGTACAGTCTGTTCTGATGTTGATTGTGGCGAATAGGTGTCTCACCAATTAGAATGTGATCTAGGAAATCTAAATGTTGCAGTGTCATTTCATAGTGAATGACTGAAGTAGAGCTGAAGTCATACAAGTCATTCAGTCTTAACTGATAACGAACATCAAACATATTCAGTGCTTGTTTATCTGTAAGAGGAAATACTTTAACAATAGACATAACTGAACTTGGAACAGGAATATAGTTTTTCTGCTCATACCAAGTTGCAGTTGTGGAACCGTCCACATCTGTTACTGATGTTCCAGCATTATTACTTCTTGCACGAGTGATATCGTCAGCAGTCAATTGATACTTTAGATACACTCTTTCAATACCATCATAGTGATATTGTGCAAAGTATTGTAGTGCCTCGTCAACTCTATCTTCAACCTGATCGGGATCAACATTAATCTCAATCACAGGCTTGCCTAGACTTCTAAGACACCATTCTTTAAATTCTGTTCTTGTACTTGGTACTGCCATATCTTACCCCAATGCTATCGCTACTGCAATCGCAAAACCTTCAGTTGTACCACCAGCGCCTGCATTGGCGACTTCAACAACTGTGCCATCAGATTTCTTTGTGTAAATCTTCTGGTCTGCTGAGTTAACTGCAATCTCTCCAACCTCTAAATCACCAGAAGCTGGAGCAGAGGATGCAGTTTCAGAGCGTTTTGGTTTAATTGCAATTGTAGCCATAATCTTCTCTTGTTTTTAAATTAATTAAAATGTTCCACCGTCAATACTTGTTGACCAAGAAATTGTATCGGTAGAAGCATTATAAAGAAGAAATCCATCATCAACACCACCACCATCTAAAGCACTGATAGTGTCAGCAGCATTTGCAACCAAAACAGAACCCTTTGCTGCGGCAGTCAATCCAGTACCACCATATGCAACTCCAACTTCTGTACCATTCCAAGTACCAGTAGCAATTGTACCCAATGTGGTAATAGAAGTTTGTCCAACATATGATGCAGAAATATCTACAGCGTTTGCAGTTACAGAAATTCTGTTACTTGTTCCTACAACATCAATGGTGTTGCCAGTTTTTGTTAAACCGTTACCAGCTGAAATCTGTCCAGCACCAGAGAACTGGTCGAATGTGATGTTTGTAGTACCAAATGTTGGTGTTCCGTTATGAGTTGCAACGTAACCATTGTCAGCGTTTGCAGTACCCTCTTCAACAAATGTGAACACACCGCCTGTAAGTTCAGCGGCATCGTTTGCATCTGGTGTTCTTGTAAGAACAAATGCAGCAGAGCCAGAACCTACTGTAGTAACTTTATAGATACCGTTTTCTGTTTGTGTGGTTTGGTCTTTAACAAGAACTCTGTCGTTCAGTACCAGTGATACACCATCAACAGAAATTGCACCGTTTGAACTTGCAGTCAATGTGCCTGCACCGTTGTTGTATGTTGCAGACAAGTCAGCAGTTGTAGCGACACGAACTGATTCTTTAACATCTAGTCCGTTTGCAACATTGTCAACATATGTTTTGTTAACAAGTGAGTCTGCACCAAAACCAGTTCTTCCTTCATAGCCAGAAGGAACTGTAACTGTACCTTCACCGTCTGGTGCAAGTGCCAAATCACCATCTGTATCTGTTGTCGAAACTGTGTTACCATCAACTGTAATGTTATCAACATCCAAAGAAGTGATACCATTCAAGTCTGTCTGAGTTCCACCAAGTGATACTGTGTCAGAACCGATTGTTACAGAACTGTTTACAAGTTTTGCATTTGTGATTGAACCAGCAAGTTGTGCGTTAGTGATTGTACCTGTCAACTGTGTGGTTGCAATAGAAAGTGCAGCCTGATGTTGTGTTACATCACTCTGTGATACAGATGTTAGATAACTCTGCAAGTCACTGATTTGTGATTCGGTGATTGTAAGTGATGCTTCATGCTGAGTAACCATCGCAGCAGAAATGTCACCATTCTGAATTGTAGAGTCAACCCATGCAGTTCCGTTATATCTTAGGAACTCACCAGAAGCGGCAGCAGTAATTGTAACATCAGAAAGGTCGCCAACGCTCTCTCCAGTAACATCTGTAATATAACCAGCACCGTTTGCTAACGAAGCATTGTCTGTAGGAATGTCACTTGTCAATGCAACCGTACCAGTTGTTGTTGGAAGTGTTAATGTTCCTGTGTTACTGATAGACGAAATAACTGGAGCAGTCAGTGTCTTGTTTGTAAGTGTCTGAGTACCAGTAAGTGTCGCAACTGTTGAGTCAATGTCAACCGTAATTTCGTTGTTTGATACTGTGGTGTCAATACCTGTACCACCAGAGAATGTCAATACCTGTCCAGTTGAGAATGAATCGTCTGAACCACTGTCAGCAGACAGTGTGAATGTGCCAGATGGAACTGATGCAAATGAAAGTGTACCAGAACCGTTTGTTGCTAAGAACTGTCCGTTTGTACCGTCTGTGCCAGGCAGTTCAAGTTCAAGGTTTGCGCCCAAAGCATTTGGTGCTTTCAGTTGAACATGGTGTGTACCGTTTGAAGTACCTTCTTTAAATTTGATTGCACCACCAGTTGTACCATTGTTACCAACGATAAAGTCGCTGATTGCATTGTTGCTGTCAACAATAACTGCTGAACTTGCAGTCAATGTACCAGCCGTATGATCAATCAAATCATTGTAAGACTTGCCACCAATTAGTTTGACAGTAGAACCATCACCGATATAAAGTTTCTCATTACCGTGGGTATAGGCGAGTTCACCGTCTTGCAGAGATGATGGCGCTACTGATCCAGTGGATCTTTTAATTTGTAATGTTAATGCCATTTTGTTTTCTTCCTGTTGTTAAAAACTTCCACCACTCAATTTCAGAGTGCCGCCAGTTGTTCCAAGTTCATTCCTTGCAGTCCACTTCTTAGTGGCAGCGTTCCATTGTAATAGAGCACCATCAGTAAGAGGGAATGAAGTGACATCAACATCATTTGCCGCAGAAACATTATTTAACGCTATATTCACACGAGTCACTTGAGGTTGGGTTCCTTGCGAAACCGAACCTACTACACTTCTTGGGGTATTTACCTTTGCTTGAATAGACATAGTTTTCTACCTTGATACACTTGGATTGACAGTTGCAATACCTTCAACCACTCTTGTTTTCACACCAAGAGAATCGGTTATGACCATGTCATAAACGTATCTCCCAGCTTCAAGAGCGGCAGTTTGCGTGTCTGTTAGTGAAATTGTGATTTGACCAGATGTTCGTGGATTGGCAAATGTCGAGGTAAATGTCGTTGCACTTGTTGATTGATATGTTTTACGAATCATTGCAAGTGCAGTATAACCTGACAAATCAAGTGCAGTTCCACCAGAATCGTTGACTGTTACTGTAGTAGTAAAGTCAGCATCCTGATCTATGAATATATTAGAAATTGTTGCCATCGAACACAGTCTCCTTCTTCTTCTATTTATAAGGATTGTGTGTTAGATGTTTTTAGTTTTTAGAACTATTCTTCTTGAGCAGCAACGTGTGCTTCATACGCTTCA